TCACGTTTTGGCGCTCTGGAACTTGCCGATACTTGCCATCGCGGACCTTGCTAACTTCACTTGGTCAGCGGCACGCACGTACTTTTCTGCCTCTCCGAGGCTCTTATGGCCGCTAACGGCCATAATCTCATTTGCCGAGCATCCCGCTTCCGCAAGGCGTCGGCAGGCTGCCTTCCGCAACCCGTGCGCAGATAAACCACGCGGTAGCTCAGCCTCCTCGCACCATTCCCGGAAGAGATTACCGAACCCAGCCGCGACGAAGGGCTTACCGAAGCTCGTCACCAAGAACGTCAAATGCTCGCTCGCGGTCGAATCTAGGATATGCCGCAATTCAGGGTGAATCGGGATTTGCAGGGCGGTGCCTGTTTTGTTTTGCCTCACGGCGATAAGACCGTCACGGATATGCTGGCGCCCCATACGAATAACGTCGCCCCGCCTCTGAGCGGTATAGAGCAACAGGGAAAATGCGAGCCGCGCCCTGCTTCCGATTTCGTGCCGTGCTTCGAAAGTCGCGATGTGATCTTCGGTCCAAGTCTGAAAACCGTCGCCTTTGATCTTGGGGACGGCAACACCGGTCACCGGGTTGTCGGTTCGCAGCCCTTTAGCCACGGCGAACTTCATCAACGATTGAAGTGTCTTTTTGAAGTTCCGCGCCGCAGAAGGTGTTGCGGCTTTTGCAGCGACCATATCCGAGATGTGGCGGTGTTGGAGGTTCGCAACCGTCTTATCGCCGTGAGCCGCTCGAAAGCGTTCGAGAATGTTCCGCCGAGTGCGTTGCGTCTCAGGGGACCAGCCCTGAAATTCGGTTGAGGCATAAAACGCGATAAGCAACGCGCTGACTGTCCCGGCCTTTGTCTTCGCCGTTCCCACTTCAAGTCGCGCGCCATTTAGTGCTGCTTCGTATGCAGCCATAAACTCAGGCGACCACGGCATGCCCGGCAGAGCAACTTTCTTGAAGCCCGGCTTACGGAAGTAGTGGCGGGACTTTTCGAACCGATCAACGAAGGACTGCACATACTTCGGGGGACGCTTCATTAAGTGGTGCTGTCCCATTCGTTGTCACTCGCCCTCGCCGAACCGTCTCCCGGCCCTGAAACTGTAATGATTCTGATCCTGCCATTCGTGTCAATTTCTACTATGGCCCCAAACATACCAGCCGCCGCCACGGCCTTGAGGGCGGCCGTTACGTCGCGCTGCTTGAAGGTGCAATTTCCTCTGGCCATAGGAGAGACATAGCGAGCTGCGAACGATTTATTCCTATTTTTTTACGAGAAGTAAAAAGTCCTCACACGCAAAAATTGCCGATAACGAAGTCTCCCGAAGTATCGCACATTCGCGGGCATCACGGAGGGCTTTAGGCAATACATATATTATTTCAATATGTTATCTAACCTTTCTCGCTTCGTAGCGAGCACTCCACTCGCTGTCCACAATCTGATCAGCGTTTATGAGCGGTTAGGCTTGAACCCGAGCGCCGAATCCCATAATTTGACAATGAGGGCCGGTGACATGTCCAAAAAAGTCCAAGAAATGGTGGCTGAAATCGCTAGTGACCTTGGGTCACCGCGAGTCGTGCAGGCGATCGACACTGCCATTGCAGCCTTAATTGACCTTCGCAAAGTAGCGATAAGCCTTCATGGCGAGGGCAGCCTAGCCTCGGCTCCTACTCCGGCGGTCGAGCGGTTGGCCACGGAGGTAGTCCCGGCCCAGAGCCAGCAGTCGTTAAGTAAGAGCAACGGATTTGATGGGACTATAAACGGCCTCGTCGCCCGTTATTGCGCACACAAATCCTACCTCGAACTTCGGTTTCGTACGCGCGGTCACTACGAAACGCTGATGAAATTCATCAAACAGACCTGCGGTGACAGGAAAGTCTCTGACTTCAAGAAGAGGGATATTGAGCTTCTGCATTCCGGCTGGGTGAAGGAGCGCAAGGAAACGATGGGCCATGCGCTCATCGTAATGTTTCGCACGTTGATTTATTTTGGAGCTTCGACCCTCAACGACGACGCGTGCGAACGGCTATCGGTCGTGCTGCACAGGATGCGCTTCCCGATGGTGAAGACATTCGTTGAGAAACTTACCGTTGAACACGTGGTCGCCGTTCGCGAACAAGCCCGGAAAATGGATCGGGATTCGATCGCGCTTGCCCAAGCCCTTCAATTCGACTGCAATCTTAGGCAAAAAGACGTTATCGGAGAATGGGTGCCGATAGATGAGCCTGGAGAATCAGACCTTCATTATGCGGGCAATAAATGGCTGCGCGGTATTCGCTGGGAAGAAATAGACGATCACCTAATCCTGAGGCACCCCTCTAGTCGCGATAGTACTGGCACAAAAGAGATCATTGTCGACCTGAAGCAAGCCCCCATGGTCATGGAGGAGTTGCAACGATTGTTCGGGGACAAACGAAGCCTGATGCCGACCCGGGGGCCCGTTATCATCAACGAGCGTGATGACTGTCCATGGTACGCGCAAGAGTATCGCCGCCATTGGCGAATGATAGCCGATAAAGCCGGCGTACCACGTTCTGTAAAAAATCGGGATTCCCGTTCGTCTTCCAAGCCGGATCGCGCTGACCGGCACGAAGATGATGAGGACGATGTGGACCTAATGTTGGAGTTGCCGCCTACGAACATGGTGGCTCACTGAGAACCACAAATAAATGGAGATTCGAATGAGAACGTGAAATCCCCCGGATAGGACCCGTCCGGGGAAATCGGCGAAAGGAGAGCCGGGGTAAATGGCTTCCGACCATTCACAACCCGGCTCCCTCAGGGCCATCGAACCGGTCCGCCTGCGAAGACAGACTCGACTTGCGACCCCACGCAATCTCTAAAATCGCATTTTTGAGCGCGTTTTTCAAGGCGGACCGGAACTTCCATCAAATCATGATTAGGAATCCCGGTATGGCGCGTCGTCGTCACTGGGTGCGCCCTTACGTGCGTGTCCGCTTTAAGCGGCCTCAGCACGTTCGTGGGCACCTCCGGCCTAGGAACTAGGCCCGTTTTCCCTTTGGCTATCGTTAGCGGCCAGAGGCCTTTCAACGGTTACCGCGCGGGGGCTGCTTGTCCCCGCGCGCCTTCCCGGGCGCTCGAAGGCCGCCCTCCCCATACATTCCAGCCTCTCATTGATGCAGATTGTCAGAGGCTCAGGCCCGCCAATTTTATGACCCGCGGTTGCTTGGCCTTCGCCGTCCAATGGCCGCCCCGGTCGTCACGCACTATAGCAACATACCCATGCTTCGTATGCTCACCAGCTATAATCCGGATGTCGCCAATCGCTATCTTACGCAGATTTGTTAGGCTCGCCTCCAACCTATCCAGCCCCCGAACACTGCACTCCGTAGGCCCGCAAATTCGTGCGGGTTTGTAGATCGCTACTGCCCTCTTCACCGCTGAAAGAGACTTCCTGCTTAAGCTAGTTTTCATCATCAGCCCTCCAAAGGTTTAAGACTAAGGGCCACTCACATAGAACGCGCTTCTATGGATAGCTCTAGGATTCTTGGTTTTGTAGAAATTGCCATGTTCGAAACGTGAACATGCGCCATGGCAAACCATGGCAAGTTATGGTCCAGCTTTTCTCACTCTCAGCTTAGCCCGGGACAAGCTATGGACGCGGGCCAGATATCTAAATGCTCGCTGAGCGTCACCTTGACCTGATCGTCCGTCACCTTGCCCGCAAAGGGACATGGCTCAAGCGCAGCAATTGCAAGAGCCAAGCGATTGTACGTTTCATTCTCGACATAGAAAGCCATGCTCGAATTTCCCCCGATGCGCGTCATCGCGCGGGGCATAGACTCACATTCGCAAACGCTCGGCAATGATCAACGTTCACTGACTCTGCATTTGTAATAATCGACAAGTCAGTATTGATTGATATTTTATCTCTGCCACATTCCATTAAGCGCGGGTACGAATATGGTGTTTTCGATGTCTGAATGCTACATGTGTCTCGAGCTACCTGCGGACGACGAAATGCTCGAGGTGGCGGCACCTCTCCTGTCGAAATTGCTAGACTGCAATATCCAATTTGAGATGGACCCTCGGTCGCAGCAAGTTGGCACCGCCCAAATCATCAAAATACATTTCCCTGACAAAGCAAATCTAACCAAGGCACTTTTGGTCTGCGAGGGTATCAAATGCGTGGTGATCAATGAAGAAGCATGCACAGGCCCACACCAAAATATTTAGAGGCTGAAATGACTTTTGGCGACTATGCAGAAAACCAGCCCCTTTTACGATCATGACGGCAACATCAGTCGCGTTTGAGCGTCGCGTGGAAAGAATACACCGACTGCTAGAGACAGAAGGTTCGACGATCACATGGAATGATCGAGTTCCTGATCCAGATAATCCGGCTCAGCCGAGGCAAATTGACATCAGCATTTCCCGCGACGGAAAGCTAACAATTGTAGAATGCAGGATTCACAAATCGCCCCAAGATGTGACATGGATTGAAGAGTTGTTCGGCCGCCGCGCTAGTTTACGGGCCGATGCCGTCATTGCTGTGTCAGCGTCAGGATTCACCGAAGGTGCAATCGCAAAAGCGAAGCATTTTGGGATCATCCTTAGAGACTTCAATACTCTGACGCAGGAGGAGGTTCTAAGCTGGGGTAGGCCCGCCAAGGTCCAACTTCATTCATTTAGATTTTCTCGAAACACTTTGTTGATAACACTTCCCCGCTTACCCACCTTGCCGGTTGCGATCACCGGGGAAGACGACAAGGAGATAAACTGGCGCATCATTTTCAATGAGTTACTTTTCAAGTTCGGAGATCGGCCTGAGCTCAGGCGCCCGGGAGCGGTCGCAGACGTAACGGCCGTACTCAGCAGCCCGCTCTTTGCAAACAAAATCAAAGCAAGTAGCGTCACACTCACGACGAAGATGCACCACCTCATAAGAGAAGTCTCTCTCGTGTCCGTCGTCGCCTATGCCGATCCAATCGACGACGGAGCGAGATCAGCATTGATAGGGTCATACGACCTCGCATCCTCCGAGATCGTTGAGGTCGCCGACACGGTGTCAATTGTTGCTGATCTGACCGGAATTCCACTTCCCCCGCATTCGTTGTTTTATACGATGAATTGGGATTTTGGACGGCCGGTATTGATGCGCGATATGACGTTTATTGGCGCGGCCGACGCGATGAAGTTCGATCTTAGACTTCAGTTCGACTTTCGCATCGGCTGAAGACTTATCAACAAGCGACACAAGACGCTTGTGGCATGGTCATCAATGCGCGAGCCGCCAACAAATGGCTCCAGTTGCACGATTGCGCTGTGCTTTGTTATGATTGCAGTGTTGCCAAACTGGTGGAGGCAAAATTGGCTGACAATGATGACCAATTTGCAAAAATGATAAAGGCGAACATCGAAATGGCGAACAAGCACGCTGACATCATGGATGCGATGCCTCCTGCTGAGGCGAGACAGTGGCTAAAAAATCTCATTGATGCAAACCACGTCGTCTGGGGCGTGTGGAATGATCCGGTCAAAGTGGTCGATATGTTCCCGCTGAAAGGTGATGCGCTTTTGAGGGCCTCGGCGGATGCAAGCCCGCCAATTAACTTGAAGATGACCGCGATTCTTTGCACTCCCGAACAGGGAAAGCGGGCAATGTTAGAAGCTCGACCCGACGAAAAACAATAGACCCAATCTCGTCGTCTCGCCTCGGCGGCCTATTTCGATCACGCTCTGTACAGCGCCTTCCCCCGCCGCCTCAACACCGTAGTGATCGAAACAGACCTCCCCCTAACCAGCCGCCGAACCTTGGCTTGGTTTCGAAGGCAGTAGTTGGCCCAGACGTCGGGCGTCACCATGGGCTTAACGTGACACTGAAACTGGCGCCCCAGCCCCTTCCAAGCGCCACCAGCCGCCCTCAGGGCTTCCTTCACCGCGTCTAGGTTGTTGTCGTTCGCTTCCAAGCCGCCGTGGATATGCAGCCGCCCGGTCTTCGTAACGTCCACCGCGAACCAGTACGGCACGTCAAAGCCTGCCCGTTTCAGGGTCCGGCTGATCCGGCGCTTGAAGTGGTCCGCAAAGCCCTTGGCGTTGTCATTGGCGGCTTTGATCTGAGCCGGGCCTAGATTGACCGTGAAAGCATAAGCCCGCCCTCCCTGAGCCAGCGCACGGTTCGCGAACACGACCTTCCCCAAATCCGTGGTGTGCTCCCAAGAGTGCAGGCGCTCGGGCTTTTTAACCCCTGTGGACCCTTCGCTAGGTGGCCTTGGGTGTGAGGTAGGTGCGGACTCGTCGTTAGCTGCTTTGGGGAGAGAGGGAGGGGTAAGAGGGGGTATGGAAGTAGCTACTGAAGAGCCAACTGAGCCCTCTTTCGCCAACGGCCAAGAAACCCGCGTCAAAGCGATGGCTTTACGATCTTTCACCATCGTCCGGCGACGGCGCTTTGTTACTTTTTTCGACCGTGTGATTTCTTCGGGGAAAACGGTGGGGAGAGTGCTATAATGGATCATGGCTTCGCTTGGGCACTGGCGGAGTTAGTTCTGACACCGCCTCGGGACCTTAGATGGACCCGGGGCGGTTTTCTTTTGTGCGCGGCCGGAAGAAAGCGGGCCGCGTATTCGTCCAAAGTGCAATATAGCGCTCGGCTCACGGTTCTGAGGGGCTAACTGCTCAGCCCGCCAAGAGACCGCCCGGGCGCATCTGCTGCCGGATCGACCGGGCCGCGATCTCCTCGACCTTGGTGTGAAGCGCGGCCGACATCTTCTCGACTAGATCGTTGTTCTGTTCTGGGCTGCCACCCGAACCGGCAACCGTTACGTTGAAGGTGTTGGTGTTGGTTTGAGCGAAAGACCGTTGCCCCAGAGCATGATTGGGGATGATCGAGCCGGACACGCCGGGCAGCATGATTTCAGGGCCGCGCTCCCCAACTAGGTAGGCTCGATCCGGCGATACGGGACCGCCATCGGCCCGCGCCCCTCCGAACAGGGCGCCGAATATCCCGCCGAGTAGCCCTTTACTGCCGCCGCCGGATGAGCCGTTGAGCAGAAGTTCGAAAGCGTGGTCGAATGCCTTGCTCGCCAGCCGACTAAGCATCGTCGCGAGCACAGCATTGAGGCTCTCGCCCTCCAAGACCATGCCCTTGAAGGCATCGGTTACGGCGCTGCCGAACTCCCGCGCCGCGCCTTGGATTGCTTCGAAACGGTCCTTGGCTGACTCTGCCCTTTCGGCGGCATCGCCCCATTGCCGAGATAGCTCATCGATCTTGGCTTTCACTTTCTCGTTTATCGGAATGCCAGCCTGTTGAGCGGCGTGCATAAGTTCAACCGACGCCCTCGCCCGCTCCCGCTCGGCCGTGTTTTGGCCAAGCGACGCCGTTTCTGCCGCTAGCAACTGAATCCGTTTACTGAGCCGAGCTTGTTCCGTCTCGAACGCATTCTTGCTGTCCGTACCCGTCGCAGTCGGGATGTTGGTCGCCGGGGGCAGAGGCGCGGCAGGCTTCATTCTCTCATCGCCAGCCGCCTGCCCGCGCGCAATCAACGTGCGGTCTTCGGCCTGCAAAGCAGCTATTCGCTGTTCAATGAACCGGACGCGCTCACGGTCTAATGAAAGGCCCGTCTGCGACGCGGTGTTGCGAGCGTCATCAAGGTCGCCTTCCAGCCGGATAATCTCGCGTGTTATCTCAAGTGAGCGCTCGGCAAGCTTGCTCATCGGCACTTCGCCGCCGCTCAGCTTACTCAACAGCTCCATAAACTCCTTGACTGCATCGACTACCTCTATCACCGCGGACTTGAGCTTCGTGCTTACGGTGCTGGTGATCGCTGCGAACTTGTCGTCAAGTTCCTGGCCCTTGCGGACAAGCTCATTTTGAATGACGGCTCCGGTCTTCGTCGCTTCCGCCGCGAGCCGCTCGATTTCAGCCGAGCCGCCGCGCAACAATCCGACAAGATCGGCACCGGCGGCCTCGCCGAACGCTCTTACCGCAAGCCGCAGCTGATCGGCCGGCGTCCTTGCGCCTCTCACAAGGTTCGAAAACTGCAAGAACAAGTCGTTAGTAGACCGCAGATTTCCTTGACTATCGCGGAGTGCAATTCCGTTCGCCTGCAAGACCTTTAGTAGTTCGCCACCACCGGCGGCGGCTTCTGCGACGTTCTGAGCAAAGCGTTTCATTCCACTATCGACGGCTTCGGTCGATCCGGCCGCTTGTTCCGAAGCATAACGAAGTTGCTGTAGGCGCTCCGTCGCCAAGCCCACTGCATCGGCCGTCTTACCAATTTTGGCCAAATCTGCGGCAACACTCTTGATTGTAGAAAGGCCAGCCGCAAGACTTGCACCACCTATTAGCGAACCAATGCCGAGCATGCCGCTCATACGGCTAAAAGCGGCGGTAACGTTCGTAGCCGAGAGCGAGAAACTTTGATCGAGCCTAGCCGCCGCCTGCCTACCCCGCGCTTCAATAGCGCCGAATTGGCTGTTAGCCGTGCGGTTTGCTTTCTGAAAATTCTTCTCAAAGGCATCAATCCGCGCCTCTAGGGTAACTACAAGCTGTTCTGTTTCAGTCGCCATCAATCACCTAAAATACCAAAAGCCCTTCCGGACGCGCGCTCGCATCGGAGTAAATAGAAACGCCGCCGTTTCCGGCATGCGCGCGACCAACGGCCATTGCCGCCGCTTGCGCGCCGTCGATTCGGTCTTTGCTCTTGCCCTTGTGGAACGACTTGTTGCCGGCCTTGTCAGTTTCGACGGCAATGTTTGAGAAATTCCAGCGCAGCACCGGATGCGCGCCATGCCGGAAACGGCGGCCGATTATCGCCCGCTCTAGCTCCTTGGTGGCGGGCGACATCGTGACCCAGCCCTGCCGCATTTCGACGGCGGGCAATCCGTCCTCAAGCAGATTGTTGAGCATGTTGCGTGCCAAGTGAGGATCAAAGGCAATTTCGCGCACGTCGAAGCGCTCGCAAAGATCGCGAATAGTTTGTTCAACGACCCGAAAATCAACCACATTGCCGGGCGTCGGGACTATGAAGCCGTCTGCCGCCCATTGGGGATACGGCACCCCGTCGCGCTCCGCCCGCCGTCTCAGATTTTCTTTCGGGCAGAAAAACCACGGATGAACGATGTAACCTTCGTCGTCATCGCGCCATGCTGCAACAACCGCTGTAAGGTCGCTATTGCTCGATAAGTCTACACCGAGCCAACATGGCTGCGCCTCTAAGGCTTGAAGATCGACCGCGCCCGCGCCGTCGTCATAGACGTTCATATCGACAAATGGCGACGTTGAGTGGTCTAACCACTCATTCAAGTTGTACTGCCGGAAGTCTTCACGATCAGCGGGCTTCTCTTCAGCCTCGATAGCCGCTTGTCGCATCCCAACTAGATCGGGAAAGCCGTGAGCGAGGCCGGGGTTGACGCGCTTCCAAATCGTTTCGTCACGCCAGTCGTACTTTTCCGGCGGCTCGAAAATGACCGGCAAATATGCCGGGTTGATAATCTCACCCGCCGCGATCTTGCGGGCGTACTGGTATTCCTCATAAGCGAGGTTGTCGTGGCCGCGCCCCGCCGTTGTGATGATCACAAGAAGCGTATTCGGAATTTTGAACAGGCCCGACTTGAGGGCCTTCCAGAGCTTCCGATTTTTCCAGATATGCAATTCGTCAATTAGGACGAAATACGGCGTCTTGCCTTGGTGAAGGTCGCCATCAGCTGCAATGGCTCGCAGAATTGAGGCGGACGCCAGATGCTCGATTTCAAGTTCTGACTCGACCACATGCGCGGCCTTGTCTAAGCCCGGCGTGGCCTTTACGAAAGCGCGCGCCTCATCAAACGCGAGTTGGGCTTGATCCTCAGCGCCCGCCGACAGAATGCAGACGCCACCCGGCGTTCTTTCGTGACCGAACGAGTGAAGCAGCCCTAGCCCGGCACCAATCGTGGTTTTCCGCGCGCCGCGTGGGATCTGAATGTAGACGGTGCGGACAAGCCGATTCCCGGTTTCGTCAGACGGTCCATAGATTCGCCGGACGATACGCTCCCAAAAAGGGGCGAGCTTGAATACTCGCTTAGCCCCAACCGACTTGGGGTGACGCAAGGCGCGAAAGAACTTCACGTTGCGCTCGCCGCGCCCATGGGGGTCGTCTATGGGGGAGTCGTCAAACGCCCAAGTCGGATGAATCTTCGTCGTCATTGTCATTTCGGACTGTAGGGCGGGAGCGGGAAACGGGGGTGAGGCCGAGTTCAGAGGCCAAGAGACGGGCGCGCGTCATGGCATCTGACTGGATTTTGACGGCCGGGTGGGCACGTGGACCGCGATCGGTCTCGACGACATGCCCGGCCCGCTTAATGAGCCGTTCCATTTCGCGGACCTGCCCGATGGCAACGCAGTAGTTTTCAAAGCTGGCTAGATCGGCGTCAGTTAGAATGCGCCGCTCAATCAACAACGGCATTACCCGCTGCCATTCGGCCTTGGCGTCCTTAGACAACCATCCGGGGGCGGCTGAGGCTGCCTGAAGCGTGTCGGTATCGACCTTGATCTTGGTGGGTTTGCGTCCCCTACTCATGGCCCGGCTCGCTCAGCTCGCAATTCAAGCCCGCGACGGCGGCCTATCTCTTTGACCTGTAGGAGATTGAATGCTTGGCCTTCGAAGCTGAGCCGATCAGCTACGGTGATGCCCGGGATAAAGCGCACCCGGAACGTTACCGTCCGATCAGTCATCGCGCCTTGCTGGCCCGTTTGTTCATTAATGGCGTCGTCAAGCGTCTCGGCCCGCACCGTCGCAAACGTTGCCCACGTCTCCAGCGGCGTGCCAGCGCCGTCTAGTGCCGTGGTGGCGCGCTCTATCACCAGTTTCCGATCAAGCTTACCGGCGCGCATTAGGCCAGTTCCTCGATCAAAGATTCGAACGTGACGATGCCGTGCGCGGTTGTCCCGTCGGGATCACGAATGAAACGCGAGCCGGACCATTTGCAGTCAATGCAGCGGTAATTTCCTACGGTCCAAAGCTGTAGACGCAACGCCCGCTTCACCGCGTCCGCGATGGCCTTAGCCACGGCTAGACCTGGCTCCCGACTCCATATGTGTATGGTGGACGCCAGCGCCGTGTAACGGCCAACGACTTCATCACCCGGAAGCTCTTGGTCCTGTCCTAGGTCAATCTTCGGGTAGACTTCTGGCCGCGCGTTGGCGTCCACAATATTCGCGGCAGGAACCAATGCGATCACCGAAGGATCGGCCGCCAAAGTTGCCCGCGCGAACTTCTGGAATGCGAGGGAGGCACTCATTTTACCCACCCTTCCCGAACGGCCTTGGACACCGACCGCTTAATTCGGTTCTTCATCCGGCGCTTAAGCAGCCGGTAAGCGGGCCAAAAGAACGGCTGAGCCGGTGCCTTGACGGTTCCATACTCAACAAGGTGCGGGTAGCGGACGTTCTCATTGCCGACCGTGATCACGACCGCATTCGGGGGCACGACCTTTGAGCCGCCCGGCTGGCTATATGGTGGCGTCGAATTACCCGCCGTCGTCATCTCAATCGAGCCGATCAGGTCGCCCGTGTCGCGGGACGTTTCGGCAAGCGCCTTCATTGCCCCGACAAGCTCGCCCCCGGACTTTTCCAACGCTGGCCGCACCGCAGCGATTACCGCCTTGGGGATTGCCTCTAGGCGACGTTGCAGACGATTAAGCTGATCACTTGCCATTAGAATGCCCACGCCCGGTACGGCGCCAGCAAATCGAGCAAGCCAAATGGAAGTTGCTGAGCGGTCACCCCGACTAGCGAGGCTTCCCGGTTTTCGTATAGGTGTGCCGCAAGTTGGCGAATGGCTTCCTTGAGTGCGTCGGGCACGGGGTTGGCGGGTGGCCAATCTGCCCCGGTAAAGGCTGCAATCCACCCCTCTGCGGCCGCGATCTTGCCCGCGATCAAGTCATCGTCCATATCGTCGATGATATTCAGGTGGCCCTTGAGATCGGCAAGCTCGACAACGCTCACGGCTTGGCGACCTTAGAACGAGAAAACTCTAATTCCGCGCTCTCTCGCGTTGTGCTCCCCCCACCGGTCCCCGCGTCTTGCTGAGAGTTCCCGACCACCCCCGGGCTATAGATGTTCGCCATATCCTTAGCGGCTTGTTCAGCCTGTAGGCTGGCAGCCGCCTTGAATGAGTCGACGAAAGTTCGCACCTCACGCTGCAAGTGCTCGGCCAATGCGCCATAGCTCTTGGCCATGCGCGCCTTCATTTCGGCCGAGACAATTGAGTGCTGATTTGTGGCCTGCTTCGCCATGCGTGGCGGCACCGGTGTGGTCAGGGCTAGCTCAATGCCCCAGCCGACATTGAGGCGCGCCTGAAGGGTCGCACGCTCTAAGCCATATTCGCGTGCCCATGCGGCAACACACATGCGGCGACCTTTGTATCTAATGAAGTTCATTGGGCTGTTCCTTGCTTGATTCAATGGATTGCTTTCGGCTCGAATGACACGGCGAACCGGCCATTGGCTGCCAATTGGCGCGGCTCCAGAACAGCCGCATGTCGCCGCGATGGGGTATCTTGTGGTCGACCATGTCGGAGGCGCGACCGCAGCCGCAGGCACACAGACGGTTCTCAGGAAGCGCAAGGAAGGCCTTCGATTCCTTCTGCCACTTCCCGTCATAGCCGCGCTCGCGAGCGGTTGGGCGCGTTGCCTCATACCGCGCATTGCGCTCTTGCATCCGCTGGCGCTGGCACTCGCATAGAATACCAGCCGCAACTTGCCTGCCGCAGTTACAAATCCGGGGACCACGCATAGGCATTAGCGCTGCCTCCCGATCGATCGGAGGCCGTGCAAGCCAACGCGGTCAAGTTTCGCGTTGTCCGGCGCAGTGCGAGGCGCTTCCGGCTCAGCGCCGCCGTGTATCGCGCGAAGCATTTCTAGATGGCCGTTGTAAGCTTCCAGAATTTCCGCGGGCGTTTCTTGCCACGCTTGTTCCGGTGACCAGCCGAGCCAGCCCGTCGCAATCCGATAGAGCTTGGTATGAAACTCCGCGAAAGTGATCGGCTCACCAGTATTTTTCTGTTGCTTACCCTCCGGATCGACACCGGCAAGCGACAAAACGTGGTTTGCCACCCCGTTGATCAGGCCGGGTATGACTTCGGCAAGAGGAACGTTTTTGATAGCGCTTAGAACGTCGGCGCGGTCATCGCTGTTAGTGATCACCTCGACGATCACCGCCAAATTACCATCGCCGATCTTGGCTAGGAGCTTGTCAAAGCCGCCGTAAGCCCGCTCAAGACGAAATGCGGCCCGCAGAGTCGGCCGAAGTCGAACCGGTGATGCAGCACCGATTTGAACCACGATATCTTCTGCGAGCCGCATAGCTTAGGCCGCCACCGGCAGCGAGTAAGGACGGCCTTGAACAGTGGCAGCGATTGGGGTTCCGGCGCCGTGTGTGCCGCTGAAGTCGGCAAGCAGCTTCAAGAACGATTTGTGGCCGATGTAGCCAACCCGCGTGAGTGTTGCAGCAGCATGGGCCGCAGTCAGGGCCATGATGATGCCCCCACTGGCGACGGTGACGCCCTGCACATCGCCCTGCTCAACCGCGACGTAATCCTCCGCATCGGGCGCGCTGCCATCGGCCTTAGGATCAGCATGGGTGAGCACAAACTCAATCTTGTTTGTGCCGGAAAACGTGATGCCGCCGACGCCCACCTGAAGGGTGAGCATCGCGGCTGCCAAGTTGCGAAGATCAATCGCAACCGGCGTGTTATCAGCAGCGTAAGCCGCCGGGGCGATGGCTTCGACCACCGCAAGATTGTTATAAAGATCACGCATTAGTTCGTTCCTTTCGAGCGATTCCGCTTAAGCGGTAGCCATTTTGAGTTTGCGGAAAGCCCGGGGCTGGATCACGTCGCCGCCGACGCGACGAGTCGCGTGGAAGCGCGTCATTCCAGTGGTCGCGAGCAGATACGGATTCGCCAAAACCGAAAGATCGATCCGATCAAGGATTCGGTAGCCGGCGAAGTTGCCGTAAATGATTGGGAACGACCCGCTTGCTACGTCCGGCATATCGATAGACTCGACAACCGGTCGGCCAAGGATGGTTTCGGGCTGGCCAGCCTGAAGGCCCGGCTGCCAGAGGTAGTTGTTTTGCAGGTCCTTGATCTTGCGAATGGTCGCAAGCGTCGTCCCGTTCAGCATCCAAACGCCAGCATTCCGGTAAACGGCCGGGAGGGCGTACAGCAGCGAAATCAGAGCATCGGCGCTGAGAACCGTCGCGTGTCCATTAAGCGAGAACGCGATGGCGTCGCTCTTCATAAACCCCTTGGGCTGGAGGTTGCCGTCGCCATTGACGAACGCCGAGCCCTCCTTCGCGCCGAAGTCTTCAGCCAACGCAAGGCGCACTTCGCCTTCTACGTCAGCGGCGGAGTCCTGCAACAGTTGATTCGAGATATCGACGTAGGTGTTGATTTCCTTAGTCGGCACTTCGAGCTGGCCGAACGCCGGATCGGACGATTCCGATTCCTGATTTTCGCCCTTCCACTTCGCATTGGTGACACCGGTGCGCTTGCCCAAGGTCACCGAAGGCTGGCTAGTCTGCTTGACCGACGCCACCGATCGGATGGGTGAGAACTCGATGAGGTCGCGAACGAACTCGGCCGAGAATTCAGTCGGGGCGAAGTAGCCCGCGCTCGGATCAGTGCTGACCCGCAGCGCCTTGGCTTCAACGACTTCGGCGCGACCTGAGCGCAGATAGCCGGTAAACGCTTTGCGTTCGGGACCGGCAACGTTGTCGTTGTCGGCGTGAGTATTGTCGTTCGCTGGGCGATTAAGCCGAGCTTCCATCTTGTCGAGACGTTCGGTTACACCGCCGAAGGTCTTCACGGTTTCGGCAACAGCGCCGATTTTCGTTTCCAGTGCCGCAAAGTCCGGGGCAAGGACTGCATTTGCTTCGCTCAATTTAAGCTCCAATTCATTGGAGGAAGCGCCTGCATTCGCCGCCTTTGCTGTGGTTATTCGCGCGCCGGGATGGCTCGGAATGGGGACAATCGACACCTCATGAAGATCGAGGGCCGAGATCATTCGGCCACCGCCTCTACGGGCAGCAGCTTTCTTTGTGACAAAACCAATAGAGAGGCCGGTAACGGCACCCTCCCGCACTAGTGCGCGAACTTCGCGCGCACGGGCGACATCATCGATCAGCAGACGCCCTTTAACGGTGAGGCCATCGGCAGTTTCTGAGATAGAGTCCCAAACACCGATTGCTTGCGCCTGATCGTGAGCAAAGAGCATCGGCAGGCGCGCGGGCGAGCTAAAGGCGCCCTTTTCAATCACGTCACCGACGCGATCAGCCGAACCGAACGGCCAAGCCAAGCCGGTGATTGTTCCGGCGTCATCGACCGTAATCGCCGCTTTGAATTCAAGAGTTTCCATTGGGTGCCCCCGGCTTAGCGGCACCGAACCAAAGCACCTCAAGAATGCTCACAGAGAGCGGATAGATTTCTGAAAGCGGGCGATTGACCGCATAGGCCGCCACAAGCGCGTCAGCATCTTTGGGAGACGTTCCGCCACCGATAAGCGCAAGCCTAATCGTTTCGGTCACATCGCCATGTTTAAAGTCGCCAGCAAAAAGACGACGGCACAAGCCGCCAATACCAGCACCGGTCTTGCGTTCAAGCTCAAGGATCAACTCCGGGGTTATAGAAAAGTCGCGCTCGCCGTCCCCGAAGAATGCACGATGGGTAAGATCCACAGTCATGCGGCCACCGCAGTAGTCGTGGTGTTTGGATTTTCGAACTTTTCGCCGCCGACATAGGGCGGGCGGTTTTCAGCAGCCCGCGCCTCGTTAGGATTGAGAATGCGAGCGGCGATAGCCTTCGCGTAGGCATCCATGCGGGTAGCAAGATCACCCTTCACAAAGTCGTCTAGCAAGAACTCGGCAAAATGCGTTTTCCGCTCTTGAACCGAAAAGAGCTTGAGCCGGATTTCACCCTCCCAAGCCGAAATCCAGCGGCGAAGGGAGAAATCGATGAAGTCGCGGCGCATCGCCTCGGAGTTGGCCCAAGTCGCGCGGCCGTACTCCATCATGAAAATCGGCGGCACCCGAAAGACCCGCGCGACTTCTTCAATCGAGAACCGGCGCAACTCCAGGAACTGGGCGTCCACGGAATTGAAGGTGATCGGCTGAAACTCAAGGCCCTGTTCGAGGACAGGTGTCCCGCCGGACGTTCCAGCACCAAAGCGGGCACGCCATGCCGCGCCCATGCGACCGGCAGCTTCGGCACCGAGCTTATCGGGCGTTTTCAGGACACCATCCGGTCGCCCGCCATTTCCGAATAGGGTAGCCGCGTGGCGCTCCATGATTAGGGCGAGGCCAATCGCTTCGCGGCCCTCGCTCAGCAGCCCGCGCGGGGTTGGCGATGGAATATGGAGAATGTCTTGACGGGCGATGATCCGAGCAGGCTTCCCGCGTTCGGTCACCTGATACACCGGCTCCGAATTGGAGACGCCAACCGTAACCGGGGTCTGCTCTGGATCGAGCCTGATCAGCTCAACGGGCTTGCCGTCTACCCGGTTAATGAAGGCCATGCCGCCGTTGGGATGGAGCAAGGCGTCCCGGGTGATTTCCTCGCGAAACTTGGCCGCAGGCGTCCAATCGTTTGCTAGATCGTGCAACAGGGCATAGGCGGGATGATCGGGGTCGCGCTCTTTCGCGCCCTCTTCACTGCGCTGATAGACGTGGACCGGAAGCTGGCCGATGGTTTCGGCAATCGCCTGTACGGCGCAGCGGACTGGGGCGCATTCCATCGCCGTGCGCGGCGTTACTGCGATGCCGCTTGCCGCTGGCGAGGCCCCGAACAAGTCGGTCAGCCAAGCCTCAGGCGCGGCTAATCCGGCCTTCGCTTCGAGGCTAAACCACTTCGATGGTAGGGATAAAATCCGATTGAGCATAGGTGTGCCGGGCCAAGAGTTGGCTGGCTCGACACAACGCTGTAGTCGGAGTCAGGAGAAATATTGCGCGATTCAAGGATCGGCGCGCAATTATATTACCCCTCGATTGAGTCGGAAAAGAGTCAGAGCGCGCTTTTCTTTTCCTCTGAGGTTCTCGATAGTTTGACACCGAAGGAAATAACCCTTTGCCACCAATGCCCGCCGTTAGATCGGTTTGACAAATAAGAGACTGAAAACGCTACTTAGTGGCCTCCCCAGCGCGCTCACCAACACTCTCAGGCATCAGACCGGAGGCTCGGTGGCGCGGATGACGCCGCGAGTCGGTATGTGCCGTGACGGCGATCATACGATCATGAGATAGGCCCCGGGTCGCGGACGCCGCCGCCGATCCCCGCGCTCAAAAACCGATTCGAAATTTCTGCGAATCGGCGGCCCAGTTGTATCGGCCGCACTGCCTCGGCAGGTGCATTTAAGTATTGCCTAACCATGCTGGCGCCGATTCGATGGGTCGCGTCAGCGGGTCTGCAGCTACTCGGTTACCGCAATAGATCGCTGAGAAGTCAGCAAAAACGGCAAAGTTGTGATTTTGGAACCGCAGTTCCATAAAGTGTGGCTGTACTACAACGGTGCCATGGCAAAACATTGCAGCAGTGCGATCTTAATTTTGTGCAAGTACTTAATCCGCTAGAACGCTCTCAGTTGAAATTTGGAGGCTCACTATGAAGAAGTTTTTGATTGCGGCCGGCGTTCTCGGCCTGATGGCAGCGCCCGCTGTCGCCGCTGACCCCGTGCCGGTGATGACCTGGGCCGGTTTCTACGCCGGTGTAAACGCCGGCTACGGCTGGGCCACGGGTGGTCTCGACGGCTTCGTCGGCGGTGGTCAGCTCGGCTACAACTGGCAGAGCGGCTCGCTTGTGTTCGGTCTTGAAGGCGATATCCAGGGCACGAACCAGAAGTCCTCCACAGGTCTCGGCGGCGGCTTCAGCGTCACTGAGAAGTTGCCGTGGTTCGGCACCGTGCGTGGCCGTCTCGGCTATGCTGCGGGCCCGTGGCTGCTGTACGCCACCGGCGGCGTTGCCTGGGTGAACTACAAGGTCGACATCACTGGCACCTTCGGCGGTGTCACCGCGACGGCCAGCGACAACACCACCAAGGCCGCGTGGACCCTGGGTGGCGGCGTCGAATACATGTTTGCCCCGAGCTGGAGCACCAAGCTCGAATACCTGTACACCGACACGGGCAACACCTCGGTCACGCTGTTCGGCACCACCTACAATGGCCGCGCCAAGAACAGCATCGTCCGCGCCGGTCTGAACTACCACTTCTAG